CAGGCTATATAGTCATCCACAGAGTTATCCACAGAGTTATCCACAGGCTGGGGCGTGACTGCATAGGCTGATCTGGTCACTGGAGTTTCTGTACAGTTGATGAGTGAGTATGCTAGTGGGTACCCTATAGACCTGTGCAATCACTATGCCACAATGTTATAACCTGCACTGATAACATCAGGCTAACACATCACTGGGAGTTATATAGTCATAGCAAGCCCAGAATTGCCGTCTAAGCGCGCCACTGACTAGGATATGCCACAGCATTGCTATAGGCGCTAATCGCTGGCATTTGCTACAGCTCAGCAATGGCGCGGGCTACAGCGCAACTCTATATACCTATATATAGTAGGCATAGTATTATAGATCTGATGAATGCTTTCCTGTTTCACTATAAGTAAATAATAGTTGTCCTGAGTTGACATAGCTATATAATAGAACCATCAAGACAAGGGCGCAGCGAGCGCAACACATAATCAACAAACAAGGCCGACATTATGAATATCATTGAATCAGTAACCAACCGCATTGAGTCCTATCGTAAGGAATGTAAAAACCCCTGTAAAAACTACGCCACAAAGGAAGCGGCAGAAAAAGCTGCAAACAAGATAGCAAACATGGTCGGTGATCATCACATGATAGGGCAGCCCGCCAACTACGTTGTATTTTTTAATGAGGCATGGGGTCGATGGAATGCTGCGATAGATGTTACTGGTGTTATCAATAACCCTAAAGCTACTGGTGGTTATATTGGGCTGGCCGCGTCAAAGGGTTTCTACACTTACTAAAAATAAAACAACTCAGGCCACGGACGGCCACAAACAAACAAGGTGAGACAAATGAATAGTGCACTAAAGCGTAGACTACGCAAAGAACACCGTGACAGAGTCATTGCTAACGTGATAGGCTTTGCAATACTGGCGGCGACTGTCGCGGCCCTATACGTTATTAACTACCACATTATACTAGTCAGACACGGGAGCTAAATCATGTTAACTATTACAAAATACCAAATTACTGTTAGCGATCTAATAAACGACAAGGCCAAACAGTGGGCACTAGGTCATATTGAATACTTGAATAAGCCAATGACGTTTTTCGGTAGCAGCACAAAGCTAGAAAAAGGAGCTGCAAAGTTTGATAGCTATGTTATCTATCTGCAGCCCGCCGATAAGATAGCAGTAAAAACGCTATGTTCGTTCGCCGCTAAAGCAGGTTGCAAAGAGCCATGCTTAATTGATAGCGGCCAGTTAGGTATGACTACAGGTCAGAATGCCGCCACAAAGCGCACCATATTAATGCTACTGAGGCCAGACTATTTCAAGGCGCAAGTATTGTCTGAAATTGATAAAGCAGAGCGCAAAGCAGTTAAAACAGGCATGCCCGCATTGTTCCGATTAAACGGTACTAGTGATCTAGATTTTAGCGATATCTACAAAGCGCGGCCAGATAGCCAATTCTATGATTATAGTAAGGAATTATCGCGAGTACGTAAAAATACGCTTGCAAACTATGATTTAACATTCTCTGGTAGTATGTACAGCAAACAAAGCAGAGCGGCACTACGCAAAGCAGTCAAAGCAGGTCACCGAATAGCTATGGCATTTAATACAAAGTTAATTGCAAGCGATAGTTTGACAATACCAGACAACCTAGCTAACTTTGATAAAACAGATTTACGCCATTTAGACGGTAAAGTCATCGGAGCATTAACGCGCAAAGGTAGTAACAAAAACCAGCGCGCCTATGATGAGGCACAAAGTAATAGCTTTTTTGTTACTAGTGCAAACTTAGAGCAGTTTAACGATATAATAGCGATAGGGGGTTAAATCATGCACGCATTAGCAATTTTTAAGACTAAAGAGCTAGCACCAGTAAGCTATATCGCCAACATAAGAGGGCGCGGAATAAAACATATTCAAACGCTGGCCTATAGATTCGCTGATGATAATGGTTTTAACCATAGCCATATAACGTATTACAAGCACCGAGAAGAGTATTCCACAATAGCGGCGAAACATTCAACCCCATATTATAAAGAGGTTTAAATCATGATTATATTTAACTATAAAAGCAAAAAAGAGCTTAAAGAGCATATTGGCCAGCAATTGGACTATATAGAGACCAGTCTATTCGGTGATGAATTCGTTCTCAATGGCTCTATGGTAGGCGCTAACAGACCGCATATAACGGGCAAAGGCCGAGAATTCTTTGCTAAGGTGACAATGGCTAACGGATTAATTAAGGAGGTAAAATAATGACAAACAGAGAAAAAATCGAGGATCTTTACATTGACTGGGTTAATAATTTCCTAACAGTGGCACGCTTTGCCGAATACTACGGCATGACAGAGACCAAGGCGCTAAGGGTTATTAATACAGGTCGTTCATTGAACCATAGAAGGCCAACATTGTCAGACCATTGGCAGCGATTGCGCCGCGACTATCCAGCAATTGAGAGGGCGACACAATGAGAAAAAACAAAAGAGCTATTATCCGCGCTTTATACACCGACTGGCTTAATAACTGGCTCACTTTGAAAGGCTTTGCCGATGGCTACGCTATGTCACTGACAGACGCAAACAGGGTGTTAAATATCGGGAGGGCTTTAAAGTGGAAGCGAACACCAAACAAAACCACCTAGACTTTTCCGATATAGAGTGCAATAAGGCCCGTAATAACGCCATAGAGCAATTTGCGGCTATAGTTGAGGGGTTACCCTATAGGGCTGGTCAAAAGGTCTTAAAAGCGATTAGAGAGCGTATTATTATCGATAACCTAGGAGCAGATTCTAATGAGTAGATATTATAAAAAAGCTGTAGAGATTTTTGGTAAGAGTGAAGATGAGTTTCGCGAATGGACGCAGTCATTTAAGCCAGCCTATAAAATAAAAAGTTCCGTAGATTCTGAGGGGTTTATTTATTTTGATTGTGTTTACACTGATGGCGATGACGGGGTTATGCTATTTAAAGGATTCTCGGAGATATTTGAGCAAGAAGGCATGGCAATAACGACAATTTCCAACTATTGCGACATATGTTATGACACAATGGCCTGTATTCTGATGGATATGGAGGATGAGGCGGAAAAAGCAACTAAACACAACGAAGGGTTAGATATATGAATTATTTAAACGGTAGCGGTAGATTTGATAACATCCACGGAGACGAGCATTTAACAGAGCCAGAAGATCAACTTGTTTCCCGTAATAGGACAATACAGCACTGCGACATGCTGTTAAAGGATATCATTGTAAACTGGGACTATTGCAAACAAAAGAGAGACTTTTTACCAGATGAGGACGATATAGACTTGATAGAGTCTCTGCACGCTGAGATGGAATATTATCTAAAGAGACACTTTAAAGCCTGAAAAGCTGAAAAGTAATTATTAATTGTTATTTAAATAATGACGCTAACAAACTATACAGTCATGCTAGCATTTTTTTAAGGGTTTTAAAACATGGGACAGAAAACAAAGTATTACAGGAACGAAACTAGCGATCATAGGCTCTCTAAGACGTTCTACACGCTGAAAGAGCTCTCAGCAGTGATAGGGGTTCACCATAACACGCTTCACGGTAGAATGGCAGGAGGGGACGTTATACGCGACAAGCACGTTTCAGCCGCTCAAGTGCCTAATGTGTGGCCTATTTTTGAGAGAGAAGTTGATAAAATATCATCTGTTTATTTAAAAAGGGCTTTATAATGTTTAAAGAGTACATGACAGGTTCAGCAGATCCAGAGGTGCAAGCAGTGGTTAAGGCGGCGGCAGATATCAGCAGTGGTGTTTTTAGCTTGCAAGAATCTGCAAAATTCTATAAGGTGGCGCCGAGTACTATAGTTCGATTCATGGCAGAGAGTGCCGAATATGATGTAATATTTAATAAGAGAGACAATAATGAAAATCTTTAATAGAACTTTAAGCATAGAACTGATCAACGCTGTAGGATTATGCCTTGAGCTGGCAGATTCTAGGCCAGTCTGGGCTTACAATCCCGACACAGACGAATTTACCGCCATGCCTTTCGAGGGTGTGTTGCTCTATTTGCCCTTTATACTGATAAGCGTGGGGCGTGTTTATGAGGAAATAGAACTATGAGTGGTTTAATACACCAACCTTGTCCAGATTGTGGCAGTAGTGATGCGTTGCAGATTAATAGTAATAGCACTTTCTGCCACAGTTGCCACAAGTACACGCCAACAAGTGACGATTATGCGCCTGTAGCGGTCCCAGAGTCTACAGAACCAAAGGCTAAACCAGACTTTAGCGCGGTAGAGAGGACGTTGACGACTGGGAACTATCAAGCCATTATGACTAGGGGTTTAACTACGGCCACAGCCAAGACCTATGGCATACTGGAGAAGCCCGACAAGACGTATTTCTCTTATCACGATCCAGAGGATGCCAATGTTCCTGTAGCGGCTAAAATAAGGCTACCAGACAAGCAATTCTATAACGTAGGCAACTGGGCAGCCTCTGGACTATTCGGTCAACAGCTATTCAACGGTGGTGGAAAGTATATAACGCTGTTTGAGGGCGAATTTGACGCCGCTGCTGGCTATCAGATGCAAGGTAGTAAGTATCCTTGTGTGAGTGTTAGGAACGGCGCTGGCGGTGCTTTAAAAGACTGTAAAGCCGCCTATGAGTATCTAGACAGCTTTGAGACTATTGTCATCTGCTTTGACGCGGATGATGCTGGCACTAAAGCTGCCAAAGAGGTTGCAGAGCTGTTCAGCGGTAAAGCGTCAGTGATGAAGCACACTGGCGGACACAAAGACGCTTGCGACTATCTAATTGCTAACGATGTCAAAGGTTTTACAGCGGCATTCTGGGCTGCTGAGAAGTTTGTACCAGACGGTATAATCAACGGTGCTAGTCTCTGGGATGAGGTCAATAGACCTGTAGAGAAGTCTGCTGTTATGTATCCGTGGCAGAACCTGAACAAGCTCACCTATGGCATCAGAGAGGCTGAGCTAGTTACTATAACCGCTGGCTCTGGACTGGGTAAGTCACAGTTCGTGAGAGAAATTGTATACCACATCTTGCAGAACTCAGAGAAGAACATTGGTTTATTGTTTCTTGAAGAGAACGCAAGAAAGACAGCACTCTCACTGATGTCACTATCAGCTAACAAGCCCTTACATCTACCAGACGTAGAAAGCACAGAGCAGGAACGCTGGGAAGCATTTGAGGACACCATGGGCACACAGAGACTGTTCCTGTTCGATCACTTCGGCAGCACCAGTATTGATAACATTGTCGCACGTTGTCGCTACATGGCCAAGGCGTTAGATACAAAGTTCCTGTTTCTGGATCACGTCAGCATTGTTGTATCAGCTCAGAGCAACGGTGACGAGCGTAAGGCACTGGATGAGATCTGCACCAAGCTGCGTATGCTAGTGCAAGAGACTGGTATAACATTGTTTATGGTTAGTCACCTGAAGCGACCCGATGGCAAAGGTCATGAGGAAGGTGCTGCTAGTTCTCTGTCTCAGCTCAGAGGCTCTGCTAGTATTGCACAGCTCTCAGATATGGTCATTGGTCTGGAGCGTAACGGCCAAGCCGCTGACCCTATAGAGCGCAACACTACCAATGTCAGAGTGCTGAAGAACAGGTTCTGTGGCACTACTGGTCCTGCTGGTGGCTTGTTATTTGACAGCAACACTGGTAGAATGGTAGAAATTAAAGAGGAGGCTTTGTAAGATGCGATGTATATCATGTGACAAATTACTAACGGACTACGAGTCCACTAGAAGATCAATTCAGAGCAATGATTTTGTCGAGCTGTGTAATGAATGTTTCTACTATGCGGCAGATGATATTGCAACGCTTTCCAGAGAAGACTTGAGAAGCGAATGTGACAATTTTATAGGAGAGCAGGAATATGAGCAAGATTGGCAGCTGGGTCTTAGAGATTGAACAACGCAAGACAGAAGTAAAACATGCTAAACCCTATGACAGACACGGTACAAACGATAAAGCAGCGAGAGAATACTATGTTGATTACATTAGATATAGAAACCAACACCAGCCATGACGTTATCTGGTGTGCTGTTACTCAGAACATAGACACTGGCGAGATGCTAGAACACTATGACTCAGAGTCACTAGCGCAGGTTCTCTGTAGTGCTACTGGTATCGTAGGACACAACATGATTGGCTTTGACGCACCAGTGCTGGAGAAGCAGTGGTCACTACAGATACCTACAGAGAAGCTAAAGGATACGCTAGTTCTCAGCAGGCTCTGGAACCCATCGCTAGAAGGTGGTCATAGCTTAGACTCGTGGGGCAAACGCTTTGGCGACCACAAGATAGACTTTCACGACTATGACGGTGGTTTGTCTGATGAGATGGTTGAGTATTGCAGACAAGATGTTGCGTTGACTACTAGACTGTATAAACATTTAACTGACACACTGAAGCGTGAAGGATTTTCTGAGCAATGCGTAGATTTAGAAGAGAAGGTAGCTATCATTACGGCTCAACAGGAGCGCAACGGCTTCAAGCTAGACGTAGAACAAGCAACCTCGCTCTGGCAGGATCTGACTTACAAGATGAGACAGATAACAGAAGAACTACAGAAAGTATTCCCACCGATAGTGGAGGAACGCTGGAGCGAGAAGACAGGGAAGCGCCTGAAGGACAAAGTGACTGAGTTCAACGTAGGCTCTCGCAAGCAGATAGCAGAACGCCTAGAAGGTGTAGGTGTTAAGTTTAAGCTACAGACTGAGAAGGGAGCTATCATTGTTAACGAGAAAGTCTTAGAAGGTATCGACATACCAGAAGCTAAGATGATCCACGAGTACCTACTACTACAGAAGCGTACAGCACAGATTGATTCGTGGTTAACACACGAGAAGTACGGTAGGGTACACGGTAGGGTTATCACTAACGGTGCTGTAACAGGTCGTATGACACACCACAGCCCTAACATGGCTCAGGTTCCATCAGTGTCTGCGCCTTACGGCAAAGAATGTAGATCGTTCTGGTGCGTACCAGCTGGTCACAAACTGGTTGGTATTGATGCCAGTGGTTTAGAGCTACGTATGCTAGCGCATTACATGCGTGACGATAACTACACTAACGAGATCCTAAGCGGTGACATTCACACTGCTAACATGAAAGCAGCAGGACTGACAGACCGTAACCAAGCCAAGACATTCATCTATGCTTTCTTGTACGGTGCTGGCGCAGCTAAGATAGGACAGATAGTAGGTGGTGGCTATAGAGAAGGTCAGCAGCTAATTGACTCCTTCCTGCGCAACACACCAGCGTTAGCTAGGCTACGAGAGCGCGTGTCTAAGTTCTCTGCTGGTGGTACATTGCCTAGTCTAGATGGTAGACGCTTACGCGTTAGAAGCGAACACGCTGCCCTTAACACACTATTACAAGGTGCAGGCGCTGTAGTAATGAAGCAGGCTTTAGTATTGCTTATTGAAAAGCTAGACAAGTACGACATACCCTACAAGCTAGTGGTAAATGTACACGATGAATTTCAGATAGAAGTATTAGAGAATTTTGCCATAGTAGTAGGCAAAGCAGCAGTAAGAGCTATTCAAGACGCAGGAGTAGTATTAGGGATGCGATGCCCCTTGGATGGTGAATATAAAATAGGAAATAACTGGGCAGAAACACATTAATGTGGTATACTATTAGCAGATCAGTTGTGATCTAAAACAACCAAAAGGTAATTATTATGTCAGACGTAAAACCAGTAACAATCAATGCAGACATCATGTGGGCCAGCCTTAACGAGCCTAACCGTATGTCTGGTAAGTTCCAAGTAGATCTGACTCAGCTATCTAAAGCAGCTATCGAAGCTCTAGAGATGATGGGTCTAAGTGTACGCAGCAAGGAAGGCCAAGGTGACTTTATCACTGCTAAGTCTAACAATCCTATTCGTGCATACGACACTGACGGCAACGAGATCAAAGGTATTCTCATCGGTAACGGCTCTAAAGGCAAAGCTGTGATTGGCTACTACGATTGGAAATCTCCTGCTGGACAAGCTGGTCGCAGTCCTTCACTGATGAAGCTAGTAGTCACTGACCTCATTGCCTATAACGGCGGTGCTGAAGTTGACGAAGTAGCTATGGACGAAGCATTGTGATTTTAATTGATGCAGACATACTGGTCTATCGCATAGGCTGGTCGTGCAACCAAGAGTCTGAGAAGACAGCCATCAGTACTCTCGATGGCTTCATTGCAGACCTTCTGATGCAGCTTAACGCTGACGAGGAAACATCGCACTATGTTCTGTATCTCACTGGTAAAGGCAATTTCAGGAACGAATATGCCGTTACCGCTGATTACAAAGGAAACCGCAAGGATAAGGAAAAGCCAGTACACATACAAGCACTGCGCCAACACCTTATATCTAAGTGGGCTGCTGTAGTCACCGACAATGAGGAAGCTGATGATGCTATAGCCATCGCAGCCACTACTCACGGTGACAAGGCTATAATGGTATCTCTGGATAAAGACTTTGATCAAATTGCAGGATGGCATTATAACTTTGTTAAGAAGCGCCGCTACTACGTTACGCCAGAGGAAGGCTTACACTTTTTCTATCGCCAGATACTAATGGGTGACAGAATTGACAATATCGTAGGCATCAAAGGTATTGGCGAGAAGAAGTCTATCAAGTTGTTAGAAGACTGCAAGAACGAGCAGGACTATTACAACGTATGCGTAGAAATGCTAGGCAGTGAAGAACGTGTCATAGAAAATGGTAGATTGTTATGGCTACGCCGTAAGGACGGTGAGATATGGAGCTTCAATGAAACCACGGAATAACGGAAGATGGACAGAAGCGCGTTTCCGTTCCTTTATCGTTTCTGCACTCCGACAGGCACATGCCAAATGGGGTGTTAAACACGATGTTAAATCAGCGGCTAGGGTGGCCAGAGGGATGTACAAGTGTGCCAAGTGTGGCAAAGGTTCCTCAGCTACCCTACCACCGCTAGAAGGAAAGAAGCGTAGACGCAACAACGCAGCAGTAGATCATATAGACCCAGTAGTAGACCCAGAAGTCGGCTTTATAGATTGGAACACCTACATAGAGAGAATGTTCATCGAAGCTGAAGGGTATCAAGTACTGTGTCACAAGTGCCATACTGCTAAGACTAATGCAGAACGCAAGAGGCGAAAGAAATGACTCAGATGAGAGAAACAGCACAAGACAGAGCTAGAGAAGAAAAACTTTTGCGTATAATGTCTGAACATTTAGGTTGTCATTACTGGCAAAACCCTAACACTGTTAAGTACAGACTAGACGGATGGTTTTTTAAACCTAGTTTTGAAGGTTCTGACAAAGGAGATATGTTAGGCTGGGCTGAGTGTAAGTGGTACGGAGACGGCAAGTCTGCTTTCTGTGCGCTCAACGTTCCTAAGTATATGGAGATTATAAACCTTAGCGAATTAACAGGACTGCCAAGTTACTTTGTATTCAGAGAGCAAGGCAAGTGGGGATACATTGTTTTACACGATGGTTCTAACAAGTCAGCTACCTTTTCTGTTGTTCAGACTGGAGGAACACCAAAAGGTAGAACACCTAATCCAGACGATATTGAACCGTTGATTAAGTTTGATAAAGCCTGTATACAGTGGCAAGAAGCTGGAGATCAATAATGACTAAGCATCTAGTAATACCAGACACGCAGGTAAAACCAGAGCATTCTGTTAAGCACTTGCGATGGGCTGGGCAGTACGCAGCAGACAAGAAGCCAGACGTTATCATACACATTGGCGACCACTGGGATATGCCATCACTGAGCAGCTATGAC